ATTTGATGAATCAAAATCAGAAAATCCATTTGCATATTATACTGCGGCAATTACAAATAGTTTTACAAGAATTTTAAACATTGAAAAGAAAAACCAATCTATTAGAGATGACTTATTAGAAATGAATAATATGAATCCTTCATTTACAAGACAAAACGAAAACGAAAGAAATACAGTAGCATACAAAAAGAAAATGCAGAGTGTTCATGGGGAAGTAAAAACAGTCAATAAAACTGGTATTGCTAAACTTAACAGAAAGTTAAGAAAACAAGGAGAAATTACTTCTGATGACTTTGCTGACGTGGGATATAAGAAAGTAGAATTAAAACCCGGAAGAAAACCTCCAGTAATACAAAAAAAATGGTAAAATATGTTTTTTAAAAAAGTTGCTTGTTTTACAGACATACATTTTGGATTAAAAGGTAACTCAAGAATACATAACGATGACTGTGAAGATTTCATTTATTGGTTTATAAAACAAGCAAAAGCACACGGCTGTGAAACTTGTATATTTTTAGGTGATTGGCATCACCATAGGTCTGCAACAAATGTTTCCACAATGAACTATACTGTTTCCAATATGGAACGTTTAGGTCAAGCATTTGAAAAAGTATATGTGATAATGGGTAATCACGATTTATATTATAGAGATAAAAGAGAAATTAATTCAATGGAATATATTAGAAATATTCCTAATATTCACATTGTAAACAAGTGGATTATGGAAAATGACGTAGCAATTATTCCATGGGTAGTAGGGGATGAGTGGAAAAAAATTGAAAAGATGAAACAACAATATGTATTTGGACACTTTGAACTTCCGTATTTCAAAATGAATGCTATGGTAGAAATGCCCGACATTGGTGGAATTAAAACAGATCATTTTTCAGGTTGTGGTATGGTATTCTCAGGACACTTCCATAAAAGACAACAAATGAAAAATGTAACATATATGGGAAATGCATTTCCACACAACTATGCTGATGCTTGGGATGATGATAGAGGCATGATGATATTAGAATACGGCGGGCAACCAAAATATATTAATTGGCCAGATATGCCAAGATACATCACAATTAAAATAAGTGAATTACTCAAAGATCCTGAAAAATATTTAAAACCAAAAATGTATGTAAGAGTTACATTGGATATTAAAATAAGTTATGAAGAAGCAAATTTTATTAGAGAAACGTTTATTGAAAAATATCAACTGCGTGAATTACAACTAATACCAGAACAAGTTGAACAAGCACAACAACCAACTGTCGAAGTACAAAAATTTGATTCGGTTGACCAAATTGTTATCAAGCAATTACAAGGTGTTGACAGTGAAACATATGATAAAAACATATTAACAGCAATTTACAACGATTTAGATGTTACGAGTCAGTAAAAAAAAATTAGTAAAAATATTAAAAGGCGATTACGATCCGCCTACAATGACAAAAAGTGCATTAATGGATTACCTTAACAAACCTACCACACATGAAGAATGGTTAAAAGGATATAACCGATGGAAGAAACAACAAAGTGCTAAAAATTAAAGAACTTACAGTAAAGAATTTTATGAGCGTGGGGAATGCCTCACAAAGCATAAATTTTGTCGACAAAAATTTAGTGTTGGTTATTGGCGAGAACATGGATTTAGGTGGCGACGATGCAGGTGCTAGAAACGGTACAGGTAAAACCACGATAGTAAATGCTTTAAGTTATGTTTTATTCGGTGAACCTTTGACACAAATTAGAAGAGACAACCTTGTAAACAAAACTAACGAAAAAGGAATGCTGGTTAGTGTTAAATTTACAAAAAACAATATAGAATATACAATTGATCGTGGACGTAAACCACAGATATTTAAATTCTATGCTAACAATATTGAACAAAAAACAGAAAGCAACGAAGCACAAGGTGAAAATAGAGAAACACAACAAGAAATAAACAGTTTGTTAGGAATGACTCATGCTATGTTCAAACACATTTGTGCATTGAACACATATACACAACCATTTTTAGCAACTAAACAAGCAGAACAAAGGGAAATAATTGAACAGTTACTAGGAATTACATTATTATCGCAAAAAGCAGACTTGCTTAAAGATAAAATGAAGGCGGTTAAGGCACAACTTACAGAAGAAAAATATAAAATAGATAGCAGAATTTCGTCAAATGAAAAAATTGAAGAATCAATTGAAAGTTTAAAATTACGATCTAGTGCCTGGCAAACACAAAAAGACCAAGATACAGAAAAATTTTCAGAGGCAATAACAGAATTAGAAAAAGTAGACATTAAAGCAGAATTAGATTTACATAAACGTTTGCAAAAACACACCGAATTACAAACCACTCTTAGAGGATTAGAAAAAGAACGTGCATATAATGAAGATTCATTTACAAAAGCAGAAAATACAGTTGAAAAAACTAAAACAGATTTAGAATTTGCCGAACAGGCCAAATGCCCAACTTGTGAACAAGAACTGCATGACGATAAACATACACATCTGGTAGACAAATTAAAAATACAATTAGCCGAATCAACCAATTATGTTAATAAACTAAAAAGTGATCTTGCAAAAATACAACACGACATTGATGATATAGGAGATTTAGGACAAATAATTGACACTTACTATGACAACATTGACGAAGCATACAATCACAAAGGTTCTCTCAAGGATTTAAAACGTCAATTAAATCAAACAGAAAAAAAAGAAGATCCATATGCAGAACAAATCCAAGAACTTACAAAAAAAGCAATACAAAAAATAGATTACACTAAAATTAACGAAATGGAAGACTTATATAGACACCAAGAATTTTTATATAAATTATTAACTGCAAAAGATTCGTTTATAAGAACAAGAATTATAAAACAAAACTTAACATATCTAAATCAACGTTTAGCATTTTTCTTAGGCAAAGTTAAACTGCCACACACGGTTATTTTCCAACCTGATTTAACTGTACGTATTGAAGAATTAGGCAGAGAATTAGACTTTGACAATTTAAGTAGAGGGGAACGTAACAGATTAATATTAAGTTTAAGTTGGGCATTCAGAGATGTGTGGGAAAGTCTTTATCAACAGATCAACTTATTGTTTATTGACGAACTAGTAGACTCTGGTATGGATATATCTGGAGTAGAATCAGCAATGGCAGTATTAAAAGACATGTCTAGAACACAAAACAAAAATATATTCTTAATATCACACAAAGATGAATTGGTAAGCAGAGTTAATTCTGTGCTAAAAGTAACAAAAGAAAATGGCTTTACCAATTATGCTAATGATGTGGAAATAATTGTTTAATTTTTACTTGACAAAACCACTTCTTACGTGCTTTAATTACACTTATGTTAATTAATAACATCGTACGATTAAAAAGGAAGGACAAATAATATGTCTCAAACACACGAACAGATCATGACAGAGATTCAAAACTACTCTGAAGAGAACGGTAAGTTCACAGAGAAAGGTGTTAAGGCTTCTGCTACTAGAGCCAGAAAAGCACTTGCTAATCTTTCAAAATTGATCAAAGCAAGAAGAAAAGAAATTCAAGAGGCTAAAAACGCGGCAAAAACTGCGGCGTAATAATTGCTAATTGGATCCGATTATAAAGCCTCTGCTATATAGTGGAGGCTTTTTCTATTTTAAAATACCCTTTGTAGATTTTTCTCTAAGAATTCCAGAACCGTGTATTCGTACACGAATATGACCATTGTAATAATCATCAGTTTCTAATACTTTACGTGCAAATTGTTCTCTGGCTTCAACATATGATAATTCTGCTTTTGACTTACAATAAAAAAGTATTTCTCTTTTAAATTTATCTTTACCAAGTTTTTCAACGTCCTCATTTAAAGCATCACTCGAACCATAGTAATGTTTCCAATCACTTGATACAGTATACCTACGTTTGTTAATTCTTCCCTTTAATGGTCTACGTGATTTTCTAAATCTTGCTAATTTTTTGCCTATGTACATCCTACCATTAGTTGTATTTGTTATTTGATAGACAAATCCAACACAGTCTTCTGGTAGTTTGTTTACTTCTTTATTCTCATATAACCACATATAGAGTAATTATCGAGTACTAAATCTTGAATAAATTTCATCAAAGAAATCGGCATCGTCTCTACTTTCTTTTACGGCTTGGTGCCCTATGATTATGCCTTTTTCGTTTTCGTTCAAATCGTTGGTAAATTTTCCTTGTTGGATACAGACCCGTAAATGTTCTCCCCTTTCTAAAATATCTTTCTGTCCAATTTTGAAACAGTCATGCCAATCATTAAGTTGATGTTCCGACAAATTTAGATCCAATTTTTCTGCCATGTGTAGGAAATTATCCACCCAGATGTTTTTTTCTTTGTAAAAATTTGCGAAAGGAAAAACAAAATCGTTAGGTTTTTGTTTTATTGCTTGTTCTTTATTTTGATGTAGCCTAACTATTCTACGGGCATCATCGTTGGCTATTGGATGTTCAAAGTCTTTCCAGGAATCCTCAGTTGCATATCGGTTAAGTTTATTGTTCCATTCGGGCATCTTAAAGATGTAGTTAAGCCTGTATTCAACAAAATTTGAACGTAAGTCAATAAAAATATTTTTACTTTGTTCAACATCACCTACCCAAATTTCAAATTTTGGATTGTTATGGGTAACAATCTCATAGGTGTTTAATTTTATATCTTCTTGGAAACGTGTTTCGTCTGGGCTGTCATAACTTCCGGTGTGTAATACCTTGTCCTTCATTATATTGCCATAATCTAAGGTGGCAACTGGTTTGATGTCATTATGGAGTATGGAAGATAAAAAATGTCCCAATGCGCCTGCCTGATATTTCACAATCACATTAATCATATAATCTAATTATTGTTATTTTCTTCTGTTCATTATTGCAATATTTAAACTCAATTCCGTTGACCATAAATTTATTCTGTGTTATATATAAGTGAAGGGCAACAGCATCCTTCCACCAGGCAAACACAATCAGGCAAAACATATCTACTTTATATAAAACAGCATTGAGGTCGCATATGCGATCAGATCTTGCTTGTAGAAAAAGGCAATGATGGGGCTCTGATGAAAAAGCACCCCCAGGTTTACCAAAGATTATCGTATAAGGATTTGGTAGGCTCGCGTTGGATAGAACTAGCGAATGGGTACAGCACAACCGCCCAGTTACGACAGCAATATACGGTGACTATAAACTCAGCACATGGGTAAGTCGTTCTGCTAGAAATAGCAGAACTATGACTAACATCTAGCACATAGGACGCATATTGCGTTTATTTTTTAGAGCGTAGCGTAAGTTAGAAAAGAAACGAGCGTTAGCGAAGTTTCAGATGGCTGTAAGCCGTCTTTGAATTAACCTAAATAATATTATGGAACTAATC